GTCCCATGATGCCGCCAGCAACAGCAGTTACAGCTCCAATTGCAGCGGCAACCCAGTTCATCTCTAAACCAGAAGTAGTTAGCTGTTCGTCTAGAAGACTATTACCTTTTGGATTAAACATATTTAAGCCCTCCTATAGAAACGTGGGGAATAGTTACCTTCCCACGTCATTGAGATCAACGACACAGGGTATGGAAAATTACTTGACACTTTTAATTCAAAATTAGTATTACGTTGATGGATTGGTATAGTGAAAAGATGTTCTGATGTAATAGGACTACTATCTGCTTTATAGATATTAGCATCTGTTACATATTCTACATTCTTCCACTCATCAGATCCATCTGCTTTTACTTTAAATAGCACTGGACCTGTCCTACCTACAGAGAATGTTACTCTAGAGATAGTTAATGTAGCTGTATAATCAGAGGTGTTAGGATCTTGTTTATAGTATAACTTAGGTAATGTTGTCTCAAAGTCATAGTTATAACCTACAACAATACCATCAGCATAACTAGAGTAGTCACCTTTAACTTCAAAATAGTGGTAACCTGTACCAATCTCTGTACGTTCTGTTGCCTCTAAATAGAAACCAGCATCAGCATCTACTGCTGCAGTTGTACCTACATCTGCTGTTGGTACAGTAAGAAGCATCACACCTTTAGTCTGTTGGAAGGGTGTATAAGGTACATAGATTTTAGTTACATCATTCGCTGAATCATACACCACCGCATTGACACCTACAGCAGGCTGTACGGGCCTTGTAGCCATGTCTAGGCATGTATTACCCTTAATGTCATTTGTGGTTGCTACAGCACTTCCTGTGGGGATCTCATCTAAAACAATTTTACCTAGTGTGTACTCATCTTCATGCTGAGATATAACAAACACAGAATCATTAATGATGTCTGTTGCTTGGATAACACCAGGTAGTTGCCATTTTGTCCATGCTTGGAACAGGTTTTCTTGACCTGTATTAAAATACCTAAAAAGATAAAGGTATGATGTAGACGTATCTACAAGCATGATAAGAGAGTTTTGTGGACTAACTGTCAGTTTATCTACAGTTTCTGGGATCCACTCAAGTACAATTTTACTGATGTCAATAACAAGTGGACCTTGGTCAACATCACGTAGCTGCATAGTAAACAGCTTACTATAACCAGGAACCTTAGTAACAAACGCTGCTGTAGTACCTACATCAACAGGTGCTATATCAGGATCTACCTCATAGTTTGAAAGGTCTTTAATAACTGATGTAGAAGGTGTTAAAATGTTAGAGTCAGAAGCATATACTTGGAACTGCTGTCGATCACTAAATAGCAGTAGACCTTGTGGAGAAGGTAGAACTTCAGATAATGTAACGGGACGAATACTAGCTACATTTAAATCAATAGGATCAGATGCAGTTTGTACCGTAGCAGACTTTACAAAGAAGTTAAATGAATCATTTGCTCTGCCAAAGAATACATTATCTTCAGACAACATTCCAAATCTATTACTATAAAAGAAAGTAGATTGAATAGGAAAACCAATAAAAGATGGTATGGGACTTGTTACATCATCACCAGTTTCTCTGTTTGTATAATTAAGAGGACCAAATGTAAATGTAGTAGGACCAGTATTTGCTAACTGGTGTGGCATAGTAGATGCATTTAAACCAGGTGAAGCATTACGTGCTATAGTTTCCTGCCAATAACCTCTACCTCTTATACCATCAAAAGCTACAAACTTAACGTAGTAATCATCTTCAGCAGATGAACTATTTAAAATTTGTACATTGTGATCTTGAAAGGATTCAACAGGAAGCTTGGATATATCTGTAACTGAGTCTTCAAATGCTTCAAGAGCTGAGTTAGTAGGACCACCTTTAGCATCAATAGTAAATGCTACTGGTGTGCCAGTTGGTGTACTGTAATCAGTTACAACTTGGTTAGCACCATTAGTACGTTTAATAACAAGACTAGTAGTGTAACCTTCTAGATACCATGAACCTGCAAAATCGGCATTACCTGCTGTGTGCTGCGCTTCAATACCAGCTTTAATTGCATCGACAAGATGATGCGAAGTATTAATATTACCAGCATCATACAACAACATGTCATCAAATGTTGTAGCATTCTGAGCAGTAGCTTGAAATGTTACACCTTGAATAATTGTTGAATAAATATAAGTAGAAAGAAGTGACTTTAGATGTAACGTAGCTACTGAACCTGCAACAAACGTACCAGCAGGTTGCATAGTAGTTGTAACAGTTTTATTTGTAATAACTGTAACGTCCTGTACACTGCGGAAGTGATAGTCTTTCTGTGTAGTACCTGTTAAATATGAAGCTGCATTATTTGTTACAGTACAAAAGGTACCATCAGTTGTAGTCCAGATATAAATGTTAGAACCTTTAATAGCACCAACATAAGAACCAGCTGCATCACGTTCAATAAAGAACCAAATAGCACCATCTAATTCAGCTTTAGTAAATGCAGTACCATCAGCTTTCTTTAATACATTTGTATGTTGCATCCCTGGTCTCTTCAATAGACCAAAGGTAGGATCAGGGTAACCGTTAATGCATTCAGTTACTTGTCCTAATAATTTTTTGTCATCATTTTGGCGAGACACACCACCAAGAAAATTTGGTACTAGTTGTGTGATAGCTGGCATTAGCGAATCAAAGTATGGAACGGCTGGTAGCTTTGATAGAAGTTCTTACCTTTAGGACTACCAAAGAATGTATAGTCTCCTTGGTTACACTCATATTCTAAAGCTGTAGAACGAGCAAGTGCTTCCTTCTGTTGTAGCATCTGGTATTGATTAGGATCACCAATAATTCTACTAGAGACAATAGCGGCAGACTTGGCAATAATAAATGCTTGGATAGGAGTAGGGATACTGGGCCAATCAAAGTACCAAATAACATCAACGTATAGTTTTTCGTCTGTCCAGGTAAATGAATGAGCAGTCTTATCGTAAAGTTTACCCTCACGATTGATAGCGTCTCTATCCATGTTCTGTGTATAGGTAGAATTCAAATCCATCTGAAGCATATTATTAGGAATAACTACTTCGTTATTTGAATCTGGTGTAATAGGATAATCGTATTCTTTATTGAAAGACCATCCTTCTGATTGTATTTCTCGTGACACTTCTCTTAGGGTGTTGAGTGCAATCGCAACGTCCGGGTTGGTTTGTGATTCAACTCTACTTTTAACAATTGATTGTGTCAAGATTTGACTACTAACAGTCTGGGAGATATTGATAGTATAGTTATATGTAACAGGGTCTGTAGCTGGAGTTACCTCTACACCTGCGACGGCAATAGATGTACCAACAGTTACATTGGGACCACCAATATAGGTACCGACTGGAATGTCAGCTGTTGTAGTAGTTAGAGTAGTACCAGAAATAGAACCAGTAAATTTAGAAACTTCATTTAGTACAAAAGTTTCGTCACTAGTTAATGTTGTAACAGGAGCCTGACCAACTGACGCCAGGATCTGATTAACAGCTTGTAGCTCAGTGTTGGAGCCAGTAGTAGGGAAGGCCATAATGAGTATTATTCTCAATAAAGAATTAAAAAAAAGGAGTCCCCGAAGAGACTCCCGTATAGAAAAGATCAGAATGCAGCAGGAGCAGCAGCACCAACATACAGTTCGACGGCTGCAGCAGGGTTCAGATAGTCTGCACCACAGGCCAAGCGCCCGAGCATCACGTCTCCTTGGTAAACCACGGACACGTCTCCACTGGTGACTTGCACCTGTGGACCAATTGCTTCGACCATACCGGCTGCTTCCTTCTGGAAGATCAGACCGCAGGACTTAGCGCCGACTTCAGCAGCTGTACCATAATCATTGTTGATACCAGTTTCAGCAGTAGAAGCATCTTCCATGGTTTCAGCAACGAAAGAACCAGTGTTACCAGGATCGGTTACACCAGTGGTTCCGCCATAAGCAGTACCATACTTACCCAGGAACGGAATGTTCATGGACTTGTAGATCTTGATACCAGCAATCTCGATGATGCCGTTGCCGCTTTGCAGAGCAGTGCCCTGAGCGTCACGGTTCACAAGACCATTAGATCCAACAGCTTGGATCAATTCATAGTATTGACGTGGGTTTAGGACGGCAACACGGCCATCGCTAGAGACACCCTTCTCGTCAAGAGCAGCGGCTGCATCATAGAATGCAGACACCAGGTTAGCAGCAACATATGCATCAGAGTCATTGGTGGTAGAACCTACACGGATCTGTGTACCACCTGGCTCAATATAACCACTTGCAGTGATAGGTGATGCCTGACGTGCACCACGTGCAACAGCACGGAATGCAAGACGGTCATACTTCTCAGCAAGAGCATAGCCGATCTTACGTGAGATCTCGCTACGCAGGTCATAATGAGAAAGTACCTCGTCTAATTCATAGACGAAAGCAGAGCTGATCAACAGGTCATCAACCGTGATCGTCTTCTCAGCCACTGGAGGTGCACCATTGGTATCACCCAGGATGCTGTTACCAGGAGTATGGAACTCAGACTTGGTACGACCAGTGAAGATGAACTGCAATGATTTGCCGTTCTTAAGTGTACGCTTCATGATCAAGTCACGAGCGATTGTGTTATTTTGGAAGCCTTTGAACATTTCGCCACTGAACAACTTAAGGTACAGTGCGCGCTTATCGCCAGCTAGATTAGCCTGACCCAGCTGAGTTAGCTGAGCAGGGTTTACAGAAGATTGAAAAGCCATTTTTTAAAGAGAGTTATTTTCGACTCTCTGAACGTTCAGAGTTATTTAATTGTATATGTGTGGTCTGTCCCACCGTCTAGACGGCAAAGGGTATCCGCGTACGGGCCAATGCCAATAGTGAAGCCGGGACTTGAACCCGGCAGTAAGCCTATTTCTTATTCACAGTTTTTGTGTACTTGTTGCCGCGATAAGTGAGAGTAACAGTCATTGTTAAATCCAATTACCTAGCCCCCGTTCCATGACTAGGCGGCATGCGTCCTAATGGATGAACGTAAGTACATTATTTATTGTTGTAACCACGCATGAAGTTAATAGCTTCATTGGTTTTCTTTTTACGATCCCTTAGTTTCTGAAGCAACCCAACATGGTTAGGCATTTGTGTTGGTTTCTTTTTTTTATCAGGCATAGTTATTATCCAATAGTAGGAGCAGTCAGTGCTACCTGTGTGGTAGACGCTGCTGCCAGATCAAGTGGGAAGTTATGAGCATTACGCTCATGCATTACTTCCAT